CGCTAAGACAGAAGTTGTCCGTTCAACTGACACATTCAGCGACATCGTTCGTGGTCTTCACGTATTCGGCCGCAAGGTCTTACGTCCAGAAGCCCTCGTACAAGGTGTTGTTGCAACTGCCGCTTAAGGGAGACTAAAAAATGGCCGGAACATATTCCGTAACTGGTAACTCTGTAAATATTTCAGCAGGTACCAACACATACGTTCAAGAAGCAGTTCTTGATTTTTCTACAACTAACTTGGGGGCTACAGAAACAATTGACGTTTTCCAAGTTCCTGCTGAAACTGTCGTTGTTGCGGCAGGTATTCAGTTAATCACCGCATCTGGAAATGCAGGCGAGTTAGACTTGGGTGATTCCGAGTTAGCAACAGCTTACGTTGACAGTCTTGATGCAGACAGCGCAACCGCAGAGTTAAACTCTGTAGGTGGCGGTAAGCTGTACATCGCGGCTGATGAAATCTTGTTGACTGCTACAACTGCGGCTTTCGATGGTAAAGTACGTGTAGTTGCTGTCATGGCTCCTTTGGGTCTCAGCACTAAGACTGGCGAAGCTTTCGCCTAAGTAAGTCGGGGCCTTCGGGCCCCTTCTTTACGTGAGCATCTTACGGGGTGTTGACATAAAGAATTTTATACTTTAGAATCCGATCAACACCCGCCGGGGGTAAACCCACAATACCATGATTACGTCATACCCAGAACTTGTTAGGTTAACTAGCTCCGGTAACGGAAACGTAGTCACGTTTGGTGGTGGCAATATTGATGCGTTTGGTCGTTTAAGAACATCTCAGCCGTTTACGTTGTTTGACAGTCAGAATCGTTTTGGTATTGACGGTCAATTTGATACAAGCACAACTGGTTCTGCAACTGCTACACACTTAGCGAATGAAAGTTCCGTAGCAATGACTGTAACTACAGCTTCTAGCGATGAGGTTGTACGAGAAACAAAGCGCGTGTTTCCGTACCAACCGGGGAAGAGCCTACTAGCTGTAATGACGTTTGTCATGGCCGCTTCACAATCAAACTTACGACAGCGTGTAGGATACTTCGGGGTAAACGATGGTATTTACCTAGAACAAAACGACACTGACGTGAGGTTTGTACTTCGCACTTCAACAAGCGGTAGTGCAAGTGATTCTAACTACGTAACACAAGCAAACTGGAATGTTGATAAGTTTGACGGTACTGGTCCGAGCGGCGTTAACTTAAACTTGTCCACAACTCCTAAAGCACAAATTTTATTCTTTGACATTGAGTGGCTAGGTGTCGGGGATGTTAGGTGTGGTTTCTACATTGATGGAACTCCACATGTAGCACACATTTTTAGAAACCCTAACACAGTCAGCACTGTGTATATGAAGACTGCAATCCTACCAGTGCGCTACGAAATTACTGCGACAGGTGCTTTATCTTCTGGAGCGACTCTACAGCAAATATGTAGCAGTATTGTTAGTGAGGGGGGGTACCAACAAACTAAGGCGTTGAGTTGGGCTAGAATGTCAACCGCAACAACTGTGACGACTTCGTTTGAGCCCTTAGTATCTATACGTTTAAATTCGTCAAGTCTGGATTCTATTGTATTACCGGCATACTACACAGTATTTCCGATACCAAACAATGTCGACTATGAAATTGCGCTAATTAAAAACGCAACCTTAACATCCGCTTCGTACGACACAAGTACATTTGACAATGTCGACTATGATGTTAGCGCAACTGCTTTATCTGGTGGTACGATAGTTTTGCAGAACTACACGAAAGGGACTAACCAATCGTCTGGAGATGCCATTGTTCCAACAGGGTACAATTTTGATCTGCAACTTGGAAGAACCATAGCCGGAACCAGTGACGTGTATACCCTAGCGGCACGAACAATTTCGGGTACGGATGACATCATCGGATGTTTAGCTTTTTGGGATTTAACAAGTGTCTGATAAATATCAAACAGTATCGATTGAGTTGACCACGAGTAATCAAGATATCTACACGGCTCCCGCTCAGTTCACCACAGATATCGTCAGTATTTTTATCACAAACTTGAGTGGTACTACAGTTACGTTTAATTTAGATTGGTACGACTCGAGTGCTACAGCGTATAATCCTTTAGCTGATGAAGTCGAGCTTGTTGGTGGCGGAATGATACAGGTAACAGAAGCTTTACAACTAGACCCCCTTGATAAGATAAGAGGTTTAGCGAGTGCAAACTCATCCGTACGGATTACCATACGTGCCCGCGAAGAAAGCATAAGAGGTGTTTCGTAATGCCCCTAAAAAAAGGATCTTCACAAAAGACCATCTCCGATAATATCAAGAAAGAAATAGCCGCAGGCAAGCCCCAAAAGCAAGCTGTGGCTATTGCGTTATCTAAGGCGGGAAAATCACGTGATCAAAAGGCGATGGGTGGTTACACAGAACGGTGGTCAAGAGCTCGTATGGCGAGTGGTGGAGAAAGCCGTGTCAATGAGGCAGGGAACTACACCAAGCCAGAGATGCGTAAAAGAATCTACCAACGAGTCAAAGCCGGAGGAAAAGGCGGGTCACCCGGACAGTGGTCAGCCCGCAAAGCCCAGATGGTAGCGAAACAGTACAAGGACGCCGGAGGGGGTTACACCTCGTGAAAGCTCCCCAGAAGTCTCTGAAGAACTGGACTAAAGAAGAGTGGGGTACCAAGAGTGGCAAACCATCGACACAGGGTCCGAAGGCAACGGGCGAGAGATACCTCCCTAAGAAAGCTCGTGAAGCACTATCCCCACAAGAGTATGCCGCAACTACCCGAGCAAAGCGGGCCGGAAAAGCCTCCGGAAAACAATTCGTAGCACAGCCCAAAAAGATTGCGGAAAAGACAGCACGTTATCGTGCCGCAGAGGGTGGTTACACATCTCGTTGGAGCAAAGCACGTGGAAGATAAGGGGTACACCGAACGTTGGGAAATGGCACGTGGTGGCAAGGCATCCAAGAAAGATATGCCGTGCAACAAGCCTAAGCGTACTCCAGACCATCCGAAGAAATCTCACATCGTAAAAGCGTGTGAAAACGGTAAAGAGAAGATTATTCGTTTTGGTGAACAAGGAGCCAAGACAGCAGGCAAGCCTAAGAAAGGTGAGTCAGAAGCAATGAAAAAGAAACGGGCTAGCTTCAAAGCACGGCACCGTAAGAATATTAAGAAGGGCAAAATGTCAGCGGCTTATTGGGCGGACCGTACAAAATGGTGATGAAATACGACATAACAAGTCTTGAAGACCAACTCATCGACCACGAAGGCTTGGAGCTCAAACCTTATCGTTGTACTGCGGAAAAGCTAACCATCGGAGTTGGCCGCAACATCGAAGACCGGGGCATCACGGAAGACGAAGCACGGTACCTCCTAAAGAATGACATCAAGATTGTCGAAGATGAACTTCTTGAGAGAAAACCCGAAGTGGCTGGACTTGATTCTGTTCGTCAGCGTGTGCTTGTTGACATGGGCTTCAATATAGGTTTGCCAACTTTAATGAAGTTTCAAAACATGTGGGCCGCTATCGACGAAGAAGATTGGGAAGAAGCATCAGCACAGATGATGGATTCTCGTTGGGCAAAGCAGGTAGGCCGTCGAGCAGAGCGTTTATCCCAAGCAATGTGCACAGGTGAATGGGTCTAAGAAAGGCTAGCCATGATCGACTTCCAAGTGTATACTTCTAGTAACGGACCCCTTTCTTCAGAGCAACTTGCTGACATGGCGGCAAACGAAATTGTCACAGTGAGTAATGATGCTCCCCAACCTATCCGTGATCAAGCCCACATATTCCGTGAGGAGATAAAAAAAGTCGTTGCGAAGTACATCGCACAAGGCATTAACTCACACATTAAGTACGTAATTAACAAAGGACAATAATAATGGCAACAACCACCGCAATGTGCAATTCTTTTAAGCAACAGCTTTTACAGGGCAAGCACTCGTTTGAATCTGCTGGAGGACACACGTTCTATCTTGCACTTGTAAAATCCTCTCCTTCTGGAACATATGGTGCGTCTACAACAAACTATTCTGACGTGACAGGCAACAGTGATGAAGCAACAGGCACAGGGTACACGGCGGGTGGAAACTCGCTAACTAACAACGGTGTGTCTTTGACAACTGGTGTTGCTTATGTAGACTTCGCAGACTCGACGTGGTCTTCTGCAACAATTACTGCCAGTGCGGCAATCATTTACAACACGACTACTGACGGCGGCACAGGCACAGATGATGCTGTTGCAACTCTCGATTTCGGTGGAGACAAGACCTCAACCAACGGGGACTTTGTTGTGCAGTTCCCAACTGCTGACTCCTCTACTGCTGTTATCCGAATCTCTTAACAGGATTTAAAACGTGGCGTCAAGCACAGCTTCAGGAGCAGTATACGGTGTCGGAATATACGGCACTGATTCCTATGGTGTTGCAAGTATTAGCATCACTGTTGACGGTGTGCAGGCGTCCGGAACAGCACAAGCCCACATCAATATTGTAACCGCAGACGCTACACACACAGTAACGTCTATACAAGGCGTCACAGCGACTGGTGGTATTGGCGATGTAACAGCGGCTTCTGTTGTTGTTCCAACCGGAGTTTCTGCGACTGGTGCCATCGGCACGTTGACTGCTCGATCAGTAAACCTGATCCCCACGCCAACAATTGACGTTTTAAGTGAAGCCGGAAATGTAGTTGTTGTTGCTGACGCTAACTTTGGATTGACTGGTGTTTCTGCAACAGGTTCAGCCGGGGACAGCTTTAGCTTCCAGTCAATTTACAGTGTAACTGGTGTATCAGCAACAGGAACAGTCGATAGTAATTCTGTTGCGGCAAACAACGCACGACCTACATTCACGGGCGTTAGTGCTACAGGCGCTGTAACTCACGGGGACGTGACAACAACGACAGTTTTATTCAACGTAATCAACAAAGACCACGAGCGGACAGCTTCCGTAGAACCTGATAAACCACGCATTGTATACGTAAGGGCGGCATAAATGGCACTTAAATGGCCTAATAAAGACCCCGACGAGCAGTTAGACTACAGTGTCGACTGGTCTCGTTACTTAGGATCAAACACAATTTCTTCCGTTGTGTGGAAAATTGATGACGCAGATAACGTGAAACAAACGTGGTCTGCTCTCAGTATTGTCGATGGAATTCAACACGTGTCAAACTCCAATAGCGATACGGTAGCTACAATTCAAGTTGGGCTTGGTACAGCAAACAAAACATACGATATCTACTGCCAGATTACGACTTCAACCGGAGTAGTTACTGAGCGGAAGATACGCCTCAAAATACGGGAGAGTGATTAACAATGGCGTATAATTTCTTATCTCTCGTAAATGACGTCGCGTTACGTATTAATGAGACACAGCTAACCTCAAGCAACTTTTCTACTGCGACAGGTTTTTACCCACAGCTTAAAGAGTCGATTAACTCGTCTCTACGTCACATCAACCAAGCGCACTTCTTTTGGCCGTACAACCACAACACAGAAGAAACAACTTTAGCGGCGGGCACTTCGCGTTACGCATTGCCTGACAACGCAAAATACGTAGACTTTGGTTCGTTCCGTGTCAAACGAAATACGACCCTCAACGTAGGGCAAGGCAGGCGACTCGATCAACTCACGTATTCCGAGTATCTTTCGAACTACATCGATCAGGAGTACGAGACAGATAGCACAAGGGGCGGCGTACCACGTAACGTTGTTCGTACACCCGACAACGAATTTATCATTGTGCCGATGCCTGACAAAGCGTACGAGATTCAGTACGAGTATTACATGGAGCCGGTCGATCTTGAGCTTTACTCTGATATACCGACAGTACCGGAGCAGTTTCGACACGTCATTGTTGACGGTGCGATGTACTACGCCTACATGTTCCGTGACAACATCGAGATGGCAAACCTCTCGCAAAGCAAGTTTGAGAACGGTATCAAGCAGATGCGTACCCTTCTCGTAAACGAAAACGCTTACTTCAGGGCTTTCTAAGATGCCGGATAGGTGGCAAACATTCCCCGTCCAGTTTACTGGCGGCTTGATGACAAATATGACGCCCCTTCAACAAGGGTCTCAGTTTCCGGGGTCAGCAACAGTTTTACGTAACTTTGAGCCATCCGTAGAGGGTGGCTATCGTCGTATTGAGGGTTTCACCAAATGGGATGACGCCCAAGTCACAGGGTCAGCCGCTCTCGTACGGGGGGTTGTTCTCTACGGTGGCATCGCATACGCGGCAGTTGGTGACGGCCTGTATAGCTCAAGTGGTAGTGGTTGGACTGAGATCACAGACAATGCAACCTATTCATCGTCTGGAATTAACCTTAGTGGTAGCGGAAGAGTACGCTTTGCGAAGCACCACTTCGGCAATACTGAAGTTTTAATTATTACAGACAGCGACGATAAGCCCTACAAGTTTGACGGGACGACGTTCTCTCAAATTACGACAGCATCTTCAGATGCCGATGGGGCAGAGCACGTTGTTGAGCACAAAGACCACCTGTTTTTTGCGAACTCAACAACTGTTATTTTTACCGCCCCTTTTGACGATGAGGACTTTACACCAGCATCTGGCGCGGGTACAATAGAGTTTAATAGTTCGGTTACCGCGTTAGTACCGTTCCGTGAAAACTTAATTGTTTTTACCGAAAAATCGATCCACCTCATCGCAGGTAATTCGATTGCTGACTTTCAAATACAGCCTATTACAAAAGACTTAGGTTGTATTGCGGCAGACACGGTTCAAGAAATCGGCGGTGACCTCATATTTTTAGGCCCTGACGGGATTCGCCTACTAAGCGCGACTGAGCGTAATAACGACTTCGGCTTAGGGGTGGTGTCAAAAGTAATCCAGCCTGAAGCGGTCGAGTTTGTATCAAGCTCCAACCTCTACTCGAGTGTTGTTATACGAGAAAAGTCCCAATACCGTCTACTCGGGTACAACTCAAGTTTTACCAATAACTCTGCGCGAGGTATTTTAGGTACGCAGTACGCCCAGCAAGGCGGGGAAGGAATGGCGTGGGCTGAGACTCGGGGCATCAACGCTTACGTTGCTTACGGCGAATACCGCTCGTCAAACGAGGTGATTATATTTGCGAATGCCGACGGCTATGTTTACCGGATGGAATCTGGGAATAGCTTTGACGGAGCGAACATAACCGCGACATTTAAAACTCCGTATTTGCCTATCACAGACCCGACGACACGCAAGAGCCTATACAAAGCAAAGTTGTTTGTAGACCCTCAAGGTAGCTTTGATTGCGATGTTGACTTTGATTTTGATTTTAATGAAACCGGAACTGTACAACCAGATACCATCGTAATTAGCAACACTTCAACGACGGCTTCTATCTACGGTACAGCGACGTACGGAAGTGGGTCGTTCGGGGGCGGAAATCTGCGGTACGTTTTTGACGAACAATTAACAGGATCTGGATTTGTCGTTGGAATAAACTTTTCAAGCGATTCGACTGACCCTCCTTTCTCACTCGACTCGATAGTAATTCAATACGGTCAATACGGCCGGAGGTAAAATAATAATGGGAACTGGATACACTCGTAACGATACCGCAAACAACATTGCGGATGGAAACGTAATCAATGCATCGGACCTTGACGGAGAGTTTGACGCTCTTCAGGCGGCATTTAGTGAATCTACGGGGCACTCCCACGACGGTACAGTGGGAGAAGGACCAAAGATTGATACATCGGGTCTAGCTGATGATGCTGTTACTGCCGCAATTCTTGATGATGGCGGGGACTTTACGGTCAACAGCCTGACGACAACCGCCGGGGTTACGGTCAATGGTAACACTACGCTAGGTAATGCAGATACCGATACAGTAACAGTCACTGCGGACATTGCCTCAGGACTTATTCCATCTGCTGATGCGACCTACGACTTGGGGGCAACGGGCTCTGAGTGGAACGACCTGTACATCACAGGCACAGCCAACATCGACGCCCTTGTTGCAGACACGGCTGACATCGACGCCGGTTCAATCGATGGCGTCACAATCGGTACAAACTCTGCGGTCACAGACCTTCGGGTTGACAACCTCCAAGTTGATGGAAACACAATCTCGTCAACCGACACTGCCGGTAACATTGTACTCGCACCAGATACTACTGGGGATGTACAACTCGATGCTGACACAATTCGTGTTGGAGACGCTAATGCTGATGTTACAATAACAACCAACGGCACAGGCGATCTTCTCATCAACACCAACGGTGGCACTGACTCTGGTGTTATCCGTATCTATGACGCGGCCGACGGCAACATCGCTATCACGCCGAACGGTACAGGTGAAGTCGACATCTCAAAGGTTGACATTGATGGGGGTGCCATCGACGGTACAATTATTGGTGCCAACAGTGCGGCGGCCGCTACAGTCACAGACCTCACAGCGAGTGGTACGGTAACGCTAGGTGCTACAGCCCTCACGGCAGACGGAGCGGACATTAACCGCACAGATGTCACAACAGAGGGTACTGTCGAAGCATCGAAGGTAGTTACGGCGGACTCGTCCGGGGAAGTTACTGTCCCTGATGACAAGAAAATTTACTTTGGCACCGACACTGATGCTAGCATTATGTACGACGAGACAACCGACGACCGCCTAGAGATTGGTGGTGCTCCAGTTTTTGTCGAAAAGAATGCTCACGGCACAGTGACACCGGAGAATGATGGCACGTTTGACCTGTCTACTGGTAACTTCTTTACGTGTACTACTGCTGGGGCAATTGACCTCGATTTTAATTACAACACCGCTGACTTGTCTTCTACGACCCTTGCAAAGGGTATGTCTGGAATGATCTATCTCAGCAATGCATCAAACCACACGGTGACTGCGGCGGCGGATATCCACATCTCAGCGGCAGACCTGACAGCGATCAGTGCGACAGGCGCGTACATCATCAGCTACTACTGCCCAGACGGTACAAACGTCTACCTATCAGCATCATCGGCTCTGACAGAAGGCTCATAACATGGCGTTGTTACCAAGCGGTCTAGCGAAAACAGGTGTAGTCCCGTATCAGATCTACCCCAAGACTATTGAACAGTCTTTGCGAATTGACTCCGCGTCTTCGGCTTCCCTTATTAAGCCAGCTAGCGAAAAAGGCACTGCAACTGATACTACTAGATGTACGTTCAGTGCTTGGATAAAGCGTGGCAATTTTACCGCTACAAGAACAATTTTTATTGCGGGAACAGCAACCAACAACACTTTTATTCAGTTCGTTTATCCTGAGGAATATATTTACTTTCGGCAAGAAGTTGGT